GCGGTCTTCTTTCACCACCAAACGAATCGAATAGGCATGAGTGAAGACCTAGAAGGTACAAGAAGGCTCGAACTGGTTCAAAGTGGCTCTATCGGGCTCACATCGGGAATTGAAGCCACTCCAGAGACGCTCTATGGCTCTCCGACTCCCCGATTACATTCCAGACTTCGGGAAGATCTGCCCACGCTTGGCCAAGAGTTGATCGACTTCTCGAACTCAATCGGCAAGCCGCTTCTGCCGTGGCAAGAATGGCTGGCTCTTCAGGCTCATCGTACGAAGCCAGATGGCCGGTGGCTTCACCCACTTATCGCTGTCGTCGTAGCTCGTCAGAATGGAAAGACGACGATCATGAAGCAACGAATTCTCATGGGACTCTTCGAATGGAAGAATCCACTCCAGATCGGTACAGCTCACCGGCTCACGACTTCTCTGGAGACTTTCCGAGATCTAGTGGACACAATCGAGTCGAACGATGGTCTGGCCAAGCAAGTCAAGCGCATTCGATGGGCTCATGGATCAGAAGAGATCGAGACGCTCCACGGTACGCGGTACATGGTCAAGGCTGGAGCTTCTGCGGCTCGCGGTATCTCGAAGCCGGAGACGGTTCACATCGACGAAACTCGAGAGCTCAAAGATGAATCGACGTGGGCTTCTATGCGATACACGATGATGGCGGCGGAGAATCCGCAGCTCTGGACTTACTCGAATCAAGGCGATCAGCATTCTCTGATCCTGAATCAGCTACGCGAACGCGGCTTGGCTGCGATGGCCGGAGCGAATGACGACATCGGCTTCTTCGAATGGTCGTCCCACTATGAGAAGCTCGATGACTCCGAAGAATTCTGGAAGGGAATCTCCAAGAGCAATCCAGCACTCGGCCACACAATTCACCGAGACAATATCCGCGCCGTACTCAATGATCCGCTGGACGTCGTGAAGACGGAAGTCTTGTGCGTCCCTGTGGCCACTATGTCCGCAGCTATCCCAGCGCATGAATGGTCAGAGTGTGGATCTCCAGAGCTCGATCTTGATCCGGAGAAGGTCACCTATCTCGGACTCGACTGCTCACCGGATAGACGATCAGCTGCACTCGTAGCCGGTCAAACTCTCGATGGCGAAACCTTCTTCGTGAAGCTTCTGCACACTTGGCACAATCCAGTCTCACTCGATGACAAGGCAATCGCTAACGATGTCGCTAATTACTGCCGCGAATGGCCGGTCGAAGTCGTGGCCTATTCAAAGCGAACTTCGTCAGCTGTGGCGGCTAGACTTGTCCCAGCCGGAATCCCGATCACGGACATCGATGGCAATCTGTACGGACAAGCTTGCGACGAATTACTGGGAGCAATAACATCGAAAAGATTACGCCACAAGAATCAGCCGGAACTGACCAAACAGGTTCTCTCTGCGGCGAAGCTGCCGTTCGGCGATGGTGGCTGGACTATCGGCCGGAAAGCTTCACAATCGACTGTGTGCGCGACGGTTGCGTCTGCGCTTGTCACACACTTCGCGACACGCCCAGAGACGGATCTTGACATAATGATCGGCTAACGGTATCGGATCTCTAAAATTCTCCGCATGGGATTATTCACGAAGTCACAAGTGGAAGCTGACAAGCCTTCACTGATTAGCGACGTCGAAGTAATGGCTTCTCTTGCTCCAGTTAATTCAATCGATTCTCTCGGATCTCCGTACTTCACGAATGGCCAGTCAGCTACTCGATCCGAAGCTATGGGCGTCCCTACAATCGCAAGAGCTCGCGGAATCGTGTGCTCTACTGTGGCCAGCTTCGAGCTTCACACATACGACAAAGCTACCGACAGAAAAGTCGAGCAGCCACGCGTCATTCGTCAGCCAGATCCACGAATCACTGGCGCGGAATTCTGGGCTTGGATCTCTGAAGACTTGCTATTCCGTCCGGCCGCTTATGCCTACGTCATGCAACGATACGCTGACACTGGTCGCATTCAAGCGATGGAACGTGTAGCACCGGAGCGCGTAAGTCTCAAGACAAACGTGAACGGCACACAGATCGATGGCTACTATATCGACGGAACTCCAGTCAATTCTGAAGATCTTGTCGTATTCGGTGGACTCGATGAAGGCTTACTGAATCGCGCTGGTCGCACAGTACGCGCAGCTCACGCACTCGAGAAGGCTGCCTATAACTTCGCAATCAATCCAATTCCACAGACAGTCTTGAAATCTAATGGCGTCAATCTTCCGAAGGATCGTGTCTCTGCACTTCTCGCCGGCTGGCGTCGTGCTCGTCAAGAATCTTCGACTGCATTCTTGAACGCTGACGTCTCTCTCGAGAGCTACGGATACGATCCAAAGAATCTCCAACTCAACGAAGCGCGTCAATATCTAGCACTCGAGCTCTGTCGTGCCATCGGCCTTCCGGCTTGGTTCGCTTCAGCTGATCCGTCATCGATGACATACTCGAACGCAATCAATCAGCGACGCGATCTTGTGGACTTTTCAATTCGTCCAATCATGACAGTCATCGAACAAAGACTCTCACTCACAGACTTCACTCCAGCTTCACAGTACGTTCGATTCTCACTCGATGACTTCTTGCGCGGCAATCCTTACGAAAGAGCGCAAGTGTACGAAATTCTCAATCGGATCGGCGCGATGTCGGTCGAAGAGATCCGTCAAGAAGAAGATCTGATCAGCTAATGAAGGGAAACGAAATGAAGCTCACAATGCCACTCCAGCTCACAGCTGCGGATTCGCAAGAGCGAACAATCACAGGCCGAATCGTTGCATTCAATGAGCCGGCTAATGCGAGCACTGGAAAAGTCGTCTTCGCTGAAGGTTCAATCGCTCCGACTCCGGTCTTCTTGAATTTGGAGCATGACTACAAGCGTCGAATCGGAAAGACTCTCGACATGAGCTTGTCAGAAGATGGCAAGTCAATCGAAGCGACTTTCAAGATCGCGAACACCACTGCGGGAACTGACGCTCTGGAAGAAGCTGCAACTGGACTCCGCGACGGATTCAGTGTGGAACTTTCGGTCAGCGATTACGTCTCACAGGCAGATGGATCGATGAAAGTCTTAGCCGGTGAACTTACTGGCGTCGCACTTGTCACAGAGCCGGCTGTACGTTCAGCTCGCGTCTCACAAGTAGCAGCTGAAGAAGCTGAAGAGATCTCTGATCCGGCGCAAGCTGAATCAGAAGAAACACCAACACCAACAACAGAAGGAGACGAAGTGGAAAACACCGTCACAAACGCGGACACCGTCGAGACGGTAGAAGCCGCACAGTCAGTCACAGCAGCAGCGAAGTCAGTAGGTGGATTCACATCGAAGCCACGTCTTGACTTCTCTCCAGCGAAGTACCTTGAAAACACAATCAAGGCGTCACTCGGATCTGAAGAGGCTCGTGCATACGTAGCCGCCGCAAGTGATACAACAGACAACGCAGGTCTGATCCCTACACGTCAGCTCACAACTGTCATCAACGGACTCGCTAACTCAACACGTTCGAACATCGACGCAATCAGCCGCGGAACTCTTCCGGACGCTGGAATGTCTTTCGAATTGCCAAAAATTACACAGCTCCCTGGCGTAACAGTCGAAGCTGAAGCAGGCACAATCGAAGACGTCGATCAGAATGCGGCTTTCGTGACAGTAGATGTCAAGAAGTACGCAGGAGCACAGACTTTCTCTGTCGAGCTCTTCGATCGCTCTTCACCACTCTTCATCGATGAACTCATGAAGAATCTCGCTGCACAATACGCGAAGGCAACTGACACAGCTGTAAACGCAGCTCTCATCGCTGGCGCGTCAGCTGACGGCACAACCATCACAACATATCCAACAGCCGCAGAGCTTCTCGGATTCGTTGCACGTGGCGCAGCTTCAGTCTATGCAGGCACACAGGGCTTCGCTAAGAACATCATCATGAACACATCACAGTGGGCGAACGCGATGTCACTCAACGACAGCGGACGTCCAATTTACAACGCTTCACAGCCACAGAATGCTGGCGGCGTTGTCACACCTACTTCAATCCGCGGAAACATCGCCGGACTTGATCTCTATGTCACAGCAAACACAGCTGCGGGCACAGACACCGATGGATCTATCTTGATCGTAAATCCAGAGGCTTACACATGGTTCGAGAGCCCTACCTATCAGCTTCGCGCTGACGTAGTAGCTTCAGGCCAGATCTCGATCGCGATGTACGGCTACGGCGCAATCGCGACGAAGATCGGTGCAGGCGCGTTCAAGGTAAACAAGGCTTAATCGCCTAAATCAATCATCGGTCGCTTCGCTCCCGAGGCGGCCGAGCAGTAGAAAGGGAAGAGCTCATGTCAGCAATAGTCTCGGCGTCATCGCTTCGATCAGTGCTTGGCGTGAGCTCTTCTCTCTATAACGACGCTTACTTGGACGACATCATCGACACAGCTCAAGGAGTAATCCTTCCGCTTCTCGTCCAGAATGCTTCTGCCGTCGTGGAATACAAGCTCGAATCTAACGTCGCTTATTTCTACACTCGAAGCGCACACAACTTCGTCGCCGGCGATTCTGTCGTCGTAGCGGCACTTCCATCACCATTCAGCGCGACTCACACAGTCGTCAAGGCTGAAGATCGATTCTTTACGGCTGCACTTACAAACGCAGATGTCGCGATCCGTCCGATCATTCCGAACGGCACTGCAACCCTATCCGGCTACGGTGCAGCCACTTATTACGTAGGAAACGCCAACGTTGAGAGCGCAATTCTTGCCGTCTCCGTTGAAGTATTCCAATCTCGCACAGCTGCCGGCGGTCAAATCGAAGGCGTAGACTTCCAAGTAACTCCGTATCGCATGGGTCGCGGTCTAATGAATCGCGTGATCGGGTTACTTGGAAACCTTGTCGATACTGGATCGATGGTCGGATAATGCCAGCGAGCACAATCGCCACAAGCGTCCGCGGAGCTATCAAGACAGCCATCGCGAACGTAGCTGCGAACACTTACGATTCAGTCCCAGAAGCACCCATCGTCCCATTCGCGGCGGTCGTACCTTCGAATCCATATCTTGAAGCCAATCTCATCGGCACATCAACACGCGTCCGCGTGAATCTTGTGATCACTGTGGGAGTGGCTATGCACTCGAACGCAGCTGCACTCGACAACATCGAACAGCTGGTCATGAGCATTCTGGCGGTTATTCCGTCAGGTTACACAGTGGGATCTGTGTCTAATCCTGTCCCTTTAACAATCGGCGCGTCAGAGATTCTCGCTTGCGAAATCGAGCTCTCTACGCAATACACCCAAACAAACTAGGAGCAGCTATGCCAACGACCGTCATCACCGGACGCGATCTCGCCTTGACGATCGCGACCACAAGCTACGACGCACAAGCGTCTTCCGTAACACTTTCCAACGAACACATCATCGAAACTTTTCAGACACTAGATGGCCGCGCCTACAAAGCGGTAGATGATCAGTGGACTCTTGAAGTCGAAATGCTTGCAGACTGGGGAGCTTCAGGATCACTCTGTGAAGCACTCTGGACAGCTTGCGAAGGTTCACCGAACACGACTCTCGCGGTATCACTTACAGCCGTCACTGGCGCAGTCTTCGCTTGCAACGTGCTTCCAGTCTTTCCATCTGTCGGCGGTTCAGCACCGGACGCGCAGACTGTATCGCTATCCTTTACCGTAGTCGGAACACCGACAGAGACATTCAGCTAAAAAGGAGATCGGGAGCATGAAAACACCTATCACAATCGAATACACATCTGGGGAGTCTGCGACATACGTCGCAGCTCCGCCAGAGTGGGCAAAATGGGAGATCAAGACTGGATTCACAGTCTCGCAAGCTGAAGACAAGATCGGAATCAATGATCTTCTCTTCTTGGCATATCACGCCATGAAACGCGAGAAGGCTGGACAAGCCGTGAAGCCATTCGAAATCTGGTGCGAGACAGTCTCGGACATCAAGACAGGAATCTCCGAAAGCCCAAAAGCTACGCCGTCGGAAGCATAAATCGCACACTGGTCGAACTCGCAATCGCGACGAAGATCCCAATGAGTGAATGGCAGACGGCGGAACAGATCATCACAGCGATCGAGATTCTGGAGAAAATGAATGGCAAGTAAGCAAGGCGTCTACGCGATTCAAGTAGAGCCGGCTTCTCTTCGCAATTTATTCCAGACTCTCAACAAGCTGGACAAAGAAACTCAAGACGATGTCAGATCGGCAGCGTTGCCACTTTCGCAACGTCTGGCCGGTCAGCTTCTCATGTTCAGCCAATCAGCTCCATCACCACAGACAAAGCTTGTCGCACAGTCAATCGTGGCCAAGCGAGATCGTGTGATTCGCGTAGACGTAGGCGGTACGAAGAAGGTCGGTCGCAAGTACGGCGGCGAGCAGTCAAAGTCTGGCAAGGGCAACAAGGTTCGACAGAATCAAGCTCCAGCCGGTGCGCTTCTATGGGGAACTGAATACGGATCTGGAAAGGGTACGGACGCAATCGGTCGTCCCTATTCCAATCGATTCAAAGCTTCACGGAATAAGCGCGGCTACTGGATCGCTCCGGCGGTTGATTACTACACGCCAATCGTTGCGAAAGAATACATCGACATCGTTCAAGCAATCATCAAGAAAGTGGGACTCGACTAATGGCCGGAATTCCAAAAGTCAAGATCACCTTCGACGCTGACTTCGATGAATTAAAGCGCGGAATCTCTGGAGCACAGACAGAAGTCTCCGGCTTCAGTGATCGTCTCGGTAAATTCGGCAAGATGGCCGGAGCTGCATTCGCGGCCGCTGGCGTCGCTGCCGCTGCCTACGCTGGCAAGCTTCTCGTCGATGGCGTTAAGTCTGCAATCGCTGACGAAGCTGCACAAGCCAAGCTTGCAACAACTCTCAAGAATGTCACTGGCGCAACTGAAGGCCAGATCGCAGCTGTGGAAGCACAGATTCTGAAGACTTCTCTCTTAACTGGAAAGACTGACGATGAGCTACGTCCAAGCTTCGAAAGACTGGTCAGAGCGACAAAAGATTCTGACGAAGCTCTCAAGCTTCAATCAGTGGCCATCGATGTCGCAGCTGGATCAGGTAAGTCACTGGAAGCCGTTACGAATGCGATGGCTAAGGCTGCCGAAGGTAACACTGGAGCTCTTTCTAAATTAGGCGTCGGACTTACAGCTGCACAGCTCAAGACGATGTCGATGGAAGAAGTTACAGCTGCGCTCGCCACTACTTTCGGCGGACAAGCTGCACAACAAGCGGACACCTTCGCCGGCAAGATGGCACGTCTCAAAGTGGCCTTCGATGAAGGTAAAGAGACAGTCGGATCATTCGTGCTCGACGCAATTACTCCGATGATTACTTTCATCGTGGACAACGTCATTCCACAGCTCTCACTTCTGGCCAGTGAAATCGGAGAGAAGCTCAAGCCTACCTTCGAAGCTCTCTCAACTTACTTCACAGAAGTTCTCATTCCAACTTTCACAGCAATCTGGGCATTCATCACCGATTATCTGATTCCAACTCTTGCGACAATTCTTGCGCCGGTAATCGAAGGGCTCTATGGAGCATTCACAAAGGTCGCCAATGCAATCAAGAGCAACGAAGAAAATCTTCAGCCGCTCATCAAATTCTTCAAAATTGTTGCAACCTTCGTCCGTGACAATCTTGCGCCGGTAATGGGTACAGTTCTCAAGGCAGCTCTGACAGTGGTCGGAGATCTTGTCGTGGGTCTAATCAATGGCTTCTCTAAGCTTGTCGGAATTATCGGCAACGTCGTCGGAGCGATTAAGAATCTCATCGATCTCGTACGCAACAATCCAGTCGTCAAGGGAATCGGCGGAGTCATCGATTCAGTCTTCGGCGGCTTCCGAGCCAATGGCGGATCAGTCTCGGCTGGTACTCCGTACATCGTAGGCGAGAAGGGTGCAGAGCTCTTCGTACCTAACTCCAGCGGCACAATCGTCCCGAATAATGCTATGGGCGGCGGAACGACTATCAATCTCACAGTGAACGGCGCAATCGACGCAGAAGGTACAGCGCGCACAATCATTGATGTCTTGAATAGATCGACGTCTCGCGGCACTCTCGGCGCAGGAAAGTTCAGCTTCGCATGACAGTCTTCAATCCAGAATGGCGCGTGACCATCGGATCGTCTATCTATACGAACGTCACTCTCTCCGGCGTCACCATGACTTCAGGCCGGACAGATATTTACAGCCAGCCGGTCGCTGGCTATTGCTCGCTCGTCATCGTCAATCTTGACGAATCTCAATTCACTTTCAACATCAACGACGGACTGACTCTTCAAGTAAAGGATTCAGCTGGCACATACGTCCCAATCTTCGGCGGATCTATTACTGACATCGGAATCGAAGTGGCGTCTGCCGGTGACGCAGGCATAGTCACCACGGCCGCTCTGACGGCTCTAGGAGCTCTCTCCAGACTTCCAAAAGCTCTGACTGAAGGCGTACTCTCGAAAGAGCTTGACGGCGTCCAGATCGAAACAATTCTCACGGATCTTCTTGTGAACACTTGGACTGAAGTACCGGCAGCTCTTGAATGGGTTACTTACCCAGCAACGACCACATGGCTCAACGCGGAAAACACTGGACTCGGAGAAATCGACTCGGGAATCTATGAGCTACAAGCTCGCACTTCTGACGTGACGGATATGTATTCGCTCGTCTCGGAGCTTGCCAATTCTGGCTTCGGCTACTTATACGAAGACGCTCAAGGCCGAATCAACTACGCCGGAGCAGATCATCGACAGAATTACTTGGCCGCTAACGGATACACCACTCTCTCGGCCAATCAAGCTCTCTCGGCTGGAATCCGGACAATCACTCAATCGGGCGACGTTCGTAATGACATAGCTCTCAAGTATCGCGCCGGCACTGAATACGCCACAGACGCTCAATCGATTCTCACTTACGGCAAGCTCTCACAAAGTATCACGACGACTCTTCACAATACTGTGGACGCTGAATCACAGGCGCAACGGTATCTGGATCTCCGTAAATTGCCACGCGCCAAGTTCGAATCAATCACATTCCCGATCACGTCTCCAGAGCTCTCTGACTCGACTCGAGACGCGCTTCTGGGAGTATTCATGGGACAGCCAATCAAGCTCACCGATCTTCCACTCAATATCTCCGGCGGACAGTTCGAAGGCTACGTGGAAGGCTGGACTTGGAATGTCTCGTACAACTCGATCACACTGACCATCAACGTGTCTCCAATCGAATTCTCGACTGTTGCCGTCTACTGGTCACAGGTGAGTGCTTCCGAGTCTTGGAACACTCTTTCTAATACACTTACATGGGAAAACGCAATAGGAGCGGTGGCATAAATGGCAACGACAACGAACTTCGGCTGGGAAACACCGGACGACACAGATTTGGTCAAAGATGGCGCGGCGGCTATGCGTACGCTGGGCAACTCTATCGACACGTCATTCGTCGATCTCAAGGGTGGCACTTCTGGCCAAATGCTGACAAAGGCTTCAAATACAGATCTGGACTACACTTGGGTCACTCCAGAAATCGGTGACATCACTGCGGTCGTCGCTGGCACTGGTCTATCCGGTGGCGGTACAACTGGATCAGTCACAGTCTCAATCGATACAGCTACAACAGTCGATCTCTCAACTTCACAGACTCTTACAAATAAAACTCTCACAGCTCCAAAAATCAATCTCTCGCTGAATGCACAAACTGGCACGACATACACACTTGTCGCTGGAGATTCTGGAAAGCTTGTGACTTGTGCCAATGCTTCGGCAATCACGGTCACAGTGCCACCTTCAGTCTATGCAGTAGGAGAGCAGATCAACGTCGCACAAACTGGCGCAGGCCAAGTCACATTCGCTCAAGGAGCGGGAGTGACTATTGTGTCAATCGGTGCGACGGCTTCAGCTCCAAAAATCTCAAAGCAATATGGAGCAGCGACAGTCATCTGCACAGCTTCAAACACATTCTTGATCATCGGCGGTCTTGCTTAAAATGCCAATTCTCGGGATCTTAGCTTCTTCAGCTGCCGGATTAGAAATCACAGGCGGAACACTCTCAAGTGACGCGACCTACTTCTATCGCACTTTCACAGGCAACGGATCGCTGGTCGTAGCTGGTGGAAGCCTTGCTTGCGATGTCTTACAAGTCGCCGGTGGCGGCGGTGGTGGACGTGGCGGCGGCGGTGCTGGCGGAGTCAGTTATCTTTCGAGCCAATCCCTTTCGGCTGCGACTTACACAGTGACAATCGGTGGCGGTGGAGCAGCTCGTACAAGTGACTATGGCGGAGTAGCTCCAAACGGTACGAATTCACAGCTCGGATCTCTGACTGCCGCAGTAGGTGGCGGCGGTGGAGCAGGTTATTCAGCCAATGGAGCTTCAGGCGGTTCAGGCGGTGGCGCAGGCTGGGGCGGTGGCTCTTACGGTGGCGGCGGTGCAACTTCTGGACAAGGTAACTCTGGCGGAGCTGGAGACGGATCACCGGCAGCCGGTGGTGGTGGCGCAGGCGCGGCCGGTTCAAACGGTGGCGGAAGTGCTGGCGGAAACGGTAACGGCGGAAACGGTACAAATTCATATTCATCTTGGGCAACAGCTACTTCGACAGGCGCGAGCGGTTACTACGCTGGCGGTGGTAGCGGTTCAGGCGGTAACGGTCAGAATGCCGGCACAGCTGGACTTGGCGGCGGCGGTACAGGATCAGGAAACAACGCAACACCGAGCGCAACTTCCGGAACAACAAACACAGGCGGCGGTGGTGGTGGCGGCTGGTACGCGTCTACATATTCAGGCGCAGGCGGTTCGGGAATTGTCAT